TGAGTTGTGACCAGCTACTATAATGCCGAAGTTAGCAGTCTGATTGGCAGTACCAGATGTTCCTGCACCAGTACCCACCGCTGGAAGATTGCTTGAAGTATACACACGGAAGCCGTGGAAGTTCTTCAAGGTCAGTCCGTTACGGAGTCCACCCGACTCACCATAGTCTGCATTCATAAAGCGTGAATCCTCGTCTGCGAGGAGTTCCATAAACACCGGATCAACACAGAGCCATCTATTCTGGCTATCAACTTGCTGCTGATCCATCAGACGTTTCATACGAGCAACTACCATCGCTGGTGATGCTGTAGCTGTTGGCAGTGCAGTAGCACCGGGCAGACGTGCTGCTAGTGGAATGGAATGATCAGCAGCGGAACTTGTAGTAATATTCCCGAAGCTATCTTTCCGTAGTTTCATGCTGGTGAGCAATTCATCCGTACCAGCAGTTGCAACAGCCTTATCACCACGGGCTGTGGTATTGGCTGTATCTGCCGAACCATGAATTTCAGACTGTTTGAAGCCACAGAGATAACCAAGAACGTCTTGGTCAAACTGGTCAGCCAAACGATAAGCTGCACGATCCGTAGCCAAATCCATGAAATTGATATGCGAGTGTGCGCTTTCGATATCATCCATCTTAAAGGCGAAATAGTTTGCCTTATTTACAACCAGAGAGAAGTCTTCATCGTCTAAATCTTGTGGTTGAATCGTGGTGCCACGGGCATACGAACTCACTGAAATTTCAGGCTCTTTAACGATGCGCACGGTATCACCTTGGGCATTGATATTGCCAAAGTAATCAGTGTTGGAAATGTCACCTACTACGGTGGCTTTTCTAAACGCAAGTTGGGTTTTTTTGCTATAAATTATAGAACTGAACGAGCCATTTGGCAGGTTGCCATGTCCTGTTGCTGATTGGAATGCCATTATTATTTCTCCTGAATGAAATGGCTGTAAGTTAACTAATACAATTAGAAATCGCCTATAATGGCGTTAGTAATACTCTAATTATAAAAGCAGCTAGATCAGACAATTGAACTTTAGTGGCAGTTTCCCCAGAGTTTCGCATAAGCGGGTCTAAGGATACTGGTGGACTGAAGGTTTATTATCTGGGGGTAAGATGAGGGGTATACTTTTAAAGTGTCCGACATCTTAAATGTTCAATGAACTCATTGTAGCACATTGAGATTACTTATGCAATAGTTAAGTGCTTAAGTATGTAAATATAGTGAGTGTAATTAACGTGCGCCACCGGAAATATCATATGAAAATTTACCGGATTTCATAGAAGCCATAATAGCTTCCTCATTAACTTCGTACTCGTCTGCAGTCATTCTATTAACCATACTCTCTGAGAAATCTGCTTTGTTTCCAGAAGAGGGTGCAGAGGCAGATGTACGTCCCACCGATTGGGCGGCAGACTTGCCATTACTTTTTCTTTTACTGTTGTCTGACTTATACAGGTCAATGGTCCTAGAGGCCCACTTAGCGTCTGTATTATTTTTATATACACTGTCTTGCAGGGCGGTAGGCTGCAGGGAGACCCACTCATGGAAGTTGCGGTCTTGTCGTATCTCTGAAAAGTCTGGGTGCAATTTAGTTAGCTCTTGCTCTGCACTCTGGCGGTGCAGAGACTTCTCGAACTTTTCGACTTGCACAAGGCGTTTCTCGCCCTCTTCTAAAGCCTCATTCGCCCGTTTACGTGCAATCGTATCAACGATCTTAGCAACATCTGGGTATCTACCTGCCCAAGCCTCTACCTCTTCATCTGTCTTCGGAAACTTAATCTGCTTGCGAGTGGCTGCAGCAAGTTGAGCCTTAACAGAGGATAACTCTTCATCTTTTTGATTGCGCACAGTCTGGATGTGGCGCTGGATATCTTGATAGCGTTTTTTGTAGCTTTCCTCTTCAGCATCTAACTCAGGTTCTGCAGAAACTTGTGCCACCTCTTGTGAATATGACATCTCATTATCTTCATCGGCTGCGCGTTTATATTTACTCATTAATACCTCTTACGGGTCCAGCTATGCTGGGTATCCACTATTAAACCCTAAATGCGAAAGAATTAGACTTAAGCATACTGGGCAGTTTAGATGTCTTCGGCTTCAACTTCTTAGTATCGTCCTCGTCATCAAGTTTATCGTCCACCTCTATGGTAGCGACTTCGACATCTACTCCCTCTGGGAAGTAAATTTCTTCGGATGCTTCGGCTTCCGTTTCACTTTCGTGACCCCAGCCTTGGTTTTTCAAATCCAAATGATCGTCATAGGATTTAGTCATCCTACCTTCGCCCGTTTTCGGGTCGTACATCATGTGATGTTCATACTCGTCTTCTTCACCGCCGACTTCCTGAATAAGGCCTTCCATCTGCATGGACATCAGGCCCATCTCCGCTTCAGTCTGCATACTCTGGATGTGCTTGAGGCCGTGCCATTTCACTACATGGGCTGGCAGGACATACTCGTCAGTGGACAGCTTGGCGTCTATGTCATCACGAACATTTTCTGCGTTGGAGCCGATTGGAATGGGATTACCTGAAACACCGTCGAAGCCCATGAGGCCGTCCATCATGCCATCACCGCAAGAGTTAGCCATACCACCGTGGCTCATCTGCACCTTTTCATCGTCTGTAACTTCTGGGGCTACATTGCGCTGAACTGCCTTCCCGACTTCTTTCTCACGGGTGGTTAGTCTGCCATCTCCGTTAGTGTCGGCTTCTTTATCGTCTAATTGAAATTTTTTATTTGCCATGTCTAATCCCTCTGGCGTTGTAATACCTTTGTTAGCGGTAGCCAGACCGCCTAATGCCATTTCAGTATCTCCGCCCTTGTACCGACTACGGAAAGGTGAGGTGTCAAAGCCTATCTTTTCCGCTGCGTATAATCCCATCAAGCCACCTAATTTGCCGGTATCCTTCAATACATCCAACATTGTAGGAAGCCCCTCGTCAGTGGGCGTGTAATAATCCTCTGGATACTTATCCATTAGGTAGGACTGTTCCTGTTCAAAAAGCTCTCGGTTGTCTTCCATACTCTGGCTGGAGCCTGTCGAGTAATACTCGTCCAGAATAATCTTAGCCTCTTCAGCAGAGGTCTGGTCGTTCATATACTTGTGTGCGTCATCGTCTTTAGTCTGAAGCTCAAACTCAGCGTCTTCGCCTGTAGCCTTTGACCAGTTCACACCAGACTTCTTGGCGTTATTAATTGCAGTCTTGAGGTCTACTTCTTGACCATCCCAGATGGTGGGTATGAGTACCTGATCTCCATCCATCTCCACAATGGCACTACGGACTGTGGATATGGTTCCATCTTCATTCTTTAGTGCGGCATCATTCGCAATATTATAAAAGTGATGTTCTAGAATAGGGTCCATTGTTTGTCCTTGAAATACCTTAGTTAAGGCATTAGATAAGTGGTATGAGTGATGAACTTGAAGATACTGAAGTAGATTTAACAGACCCTTTAAGGGCTGGGATATATTCTCTAGCGTTCATGATCCAAGGTACTACCAATGATCTACCTAAAGATGTTCTGGAAATTATAGAGGCTATAATTGACCAAGAACGTAATCACTGATCCTTCAGATAATCCATAAGCAAACCGTCTACATAGTCATTGGCTTGCTTCTGCCCTACCTCATTTTGCAACTCTATAAATTTAGATGCTTGCTGTACATATAGTGAATCCATTGGTTGTTTTGTATTTGGGTTCATAGTAAAAACCCTTTGGTCAGATGGTAACGTATATGTTCTTGGGGGGGTATTCGATCCGATACGATATCCATCTTTTAATGCTGCGTCTTTCAATCTAGGAAGTGCAGTATTTCTAGCTCCTATTATCCAAGGTATGTCAGTACCATACGTCTCAGAGCCTGTTCCCTGTGCTGCTGTGTACTTCGTATCATATGAAGGATGGTCAGCTTCCATCAAACCTTTCTGCAAGTCGGGGGTTCCAAACCTATATCCAGTACTAAAACTTTCAGCATCTATTAGGTCAGGATTTGTAGAAGCAAACCTAATATATCCAACATCAGGCGCACCCTCTAATGCTTTTATGTCGGCATTATCCACCCTTTGCATGAAAGGCTTCCGTATTTGCTCTGCGCTCTGAGTACTGAACCAATCCCGAAATGCCTCTGAACCGACACTAGGTAAGGGTAAGTTTTGAGCGTTGGGCAATGGAGGTAAATCTTTTTTGGCTCTAACCTTATTAACTTTTGCCAACTCTTTGCTACTAAAATTTTCAACTATTTTAGCAAATTGAGCATCAATCGACTTTATAGTCTCAGGAGGCATATCGGCTGAATACATATACTCGCTAAACAACTCTCCCTGATGTTTAGAGAAATCTCCTGATCGCTCTCCCATTGGGACATAAGCAAGTTTAATATTCTCTTTCTTATTGTTAGCTTCCTGAAGAACCTTATCTTTCGGGTTCATAACTCCTTTATGAGAAGCCCAGACCTCACCAGTGTCCATATACTCAGGGCCAGCATTCATCCTTACAGGGCGTTTAAGCGTCAGATCACTAAGTTTTTTAACGTCTATGTCGCCAGCCGTTCGATCCCCAGCTACGAAGTACGTCATAAACCCTTCATTATCACTAGGAGTAATGAGCTTTGAGGAGTTTAAGTTTCCAAGCTCTTCACTTTCTACCTGCCAGTTATAGGGAGCTTCTTTTTGTTTTGCGTTCAGAGAAAACGGCGTGAATAAAGCATCGTCTTTGGCTCGGCCCCCGTCTCCTCTAGGGGCATTAAAATAATCTGACCCTTTAATAACTCTAGAAGCACTTAAGTCCTGAGTATCTTCTACTGTACCTCGACCTCGTATAAAGTCTAAGTCGCCATCTCTTACTGCCCTAGCTGTACCAGTAAGCTCTCCAGCAAGCTGACCGCTTTTCTCAGCCGCCATCCTAGCACCGGACATGATAGCCTTTTGTGCAGCATCACCGACAGCAGGGACTAGTCCTACTATAGTGCCTACGGCTCCTAACCCCCCAAGTGCGCCTATAAGATAATAATTAGGATTTTCACGATCCAGTTCTTTTTGGATCATTTGCACGGTTTCGTAGCCGCCTTTTATATCTCCAATAATTGGGGTGAAGTCCAAGGCCAGACTTCCTAGCTCTTTGGCAGTCATGGGAGTTAAGTCAATTTCAGGGGCTGGAGCGTTTTTAGTCGAAAAACCTCCCACCTTTACGCTAGGGGTATCTAATCCGAAAAAGGAGTCTAACCCTTGAAATGGTTCATCTTCCTGAAGCATGTCATCTGTTTCAGTATCTTTATCGGCACCAAACATGTAATCGTACAGGTCCACTATTCGGCCCCCTTAATAACTTCATCTCTAAGTGTCTTAATGCGGCGTAATTCCGCGACTGCGCCTTGAATGCGTTTGATCTTATCCATGTCAGTCTCAATGCTTAATTGGATAAGATGTTGCTCAATCCTTGCATCTGCGTAGGACTTCAAAAGAGAGAATGTCTCCTTAGTATTTACCATTAGGAGTAGTGATCTACAGAAAGACTTATCCATGTTACATCATCTGTGCTTGCTGAGGCTGAGGGGCATTACCGCCGTTTGCTCCACCGCCGCCACCAGTAAACCCAGCGGCATCTGGTTCAGGAGCCTGTCCTGCAGCAATATTTCCATTACCGTTGCCTGTCGGGTCTTGTACTGGGGGTGGTCCTTGCGGCCCTGCCTCTTGCGGCTGGGGTGGCTGTTCAGGCATTAAGGCCTGTATCTCAGCCATCATCTTCTGTTGGATGGCGGCTTCGCGTGGGTCATTCAGTATCTTATCTTCATCAAGGTCCATAGAGGACGCTAACTCACGTAAGATGTAGTCATATTTCACGAAGGGGGCCATAGAGGGGTTGGCTGTCATCTGCATGAACTGCAGGAGACGCTGACTTCTGACTTCATTACGCATCAGACTTTCAGTGCCACGGGCTTTTACGTCTAAGTCTCCGATAAATTCCTTGTTGAAATTGAACTGCATATTGAACGCAAATAAGCTGCGCCCTAGAGGAGACAGCAGATAGTCATCAATATTCCTGACCACAGCCTTGATGTTCTGTGCAGCGGCACCCATCAGCATGGACATGCCTGAAGCAGTACGCCCTACGCCTCCAACGGCCCCAGAACCGTGGCTATATGATGGAATACCTGTGGCTTCATCTGCAAGCTGGCGAGACTTATCGAACATCATCAAAAGCTCTTGCGATACGTTGGGGAACTTAGTGCCATGTATAGCGGCACCGACCTGACCCCCCTGCCTTCTAAACACTTTACCGGGGTAAATACTCATATCCTGACCCGGTACTAGGTTAGTTTCATCTACTTCGATGATTAGATTTCCAGACAATGCCCCATTATCTACAGCCATACGCATGAACCCATTCATCAAAAGTTGGGTATCTGTCATATTCTCAGCAACACCTATACCAAAGAATGAGTAGGGGTTTAATTCGTATGGCACAGACAGGTAGGGAATACGTGCTGGAGTAAACGGATTAAGGACTAGGCGTAGGATTTGCCCATTACATACCCAAATATTTACCTGAACCTCATCCCTATCCTTAAGACTTTTGGGAATTTCAATGTCAGCTAGTTCTGCCAGTTCAGTGTCTAGAATGCCCCAATATTCAAGCACCTCAAAACGATCCATGTCAGAATGTGTGGAGTCATCCTCTAAGGCGTCTTCCCAGTACTCTCTGGTGTAGTTAGAGCCGTATTCAAGGGCTATTTCTATGCTCTCTTCGCGGAAATGGGGGCGTTTTTTCAATGTACGCAATTGAGTACGGTTAAGGCGATGTCGCTGGACGGTATACTCAGCTTCATTCATATTTCGGGCGTCAGGGTCTGGGTAAAAGTCCCAAATGGAGACGTATTCCATCTTGGGAATGGTCTCAAAGAGTGGGTCGTAGTTCCCGTCCTCATCCCACCGTGGATATTCCTTATCTTGGGCAAATGGCCCCTTAAATACACCTGTTCCAAAGAGGCAGCACTCGAATGATACTGATCTTAGGTGTTTAGGGGCATCAGTCTCCTCTAGCTGATCATGCATCAGCTTTTCCATCTTCTGAGCCGCTCTCTTAGCAGGTTCAAAGGTGACTGAACCCGCACTGCCACTGGCACCAAGGGTTAATTCATCTTTAACCGGCTCAAGGATGTCTTTGTACAGACCTAAGTCCTTGGCAATGTCAGGACGCACGATACTAGAGGGTACATTATAATCTACGCCGACTTGTTTCTGAACTTTATCGTCAGTTAGCTCATTTGGATTGTAGGAAACGGCCCCAGCTACGTTAGAAGGGAACTGTCTGGCCTCAATTCCAATAGGAAACTTTGATCCTGCAAATAATACGTCTACGACTTGGGCATAAGCAGCCAAAACCTTAGTCTTGGTGATCTTAATAAATGCCTTTGACTTCTCACTCTCAGTGAATTGCACTTCAGAAGAGTATATTCCACGATAATTCCGGTATGAGTCCAGCCAACGCTCCTCGTCAGTCATTCTGGCGTCTTTAGACCGCTTATACTGGCTCTCAATAAAAGAGACTGCCCCAGAGTAAGTGCTATTTTCCTCTTCTACATCGCCATCTTCCTGCAGTGGCACAGAGAGGTCGGAATCCGTAGCGTCTTCAGGTAGCGGTTTATCCATAAGTGCCATTATTAATATCCAAATATTGCGTCAGCAGGTTGCCAACTTTGCTGTGGGACGCCCTTACCCATATCGAAGGGAGAAAATGCCTTTGGTCGGCTCATAACTGCATACCGGACGCTGTCGTAGGCGTGGTCTGAGGCGTATCTTGGGTCTATATCGTCTGAACCCCGTGGGTCTGCAGGTATAATAGGTAAGTCTGCTATAATTTGTCTGCATGTGTTGAAGAATTGTATGGCAGGTAGGTCTGTATACTCGTCTACCTTGAGGACTTCATGTAGTCGGTTCTTACCAGCTACTCTTGCGCCACTACTTCTGTCACTAGGACGCCATCGTGTGCCTTCATTTATCATCTCTTCGGCTATACTAGGGCCAGACATGCCCCTCTGATGCCAGCAACTAGAATCAAGAATGCCGTATTGTATTCGGTCACCCTCTTCAGCCGTTCTAATAGCCTTGGCTAGGTCACGTCCGGTGTGCTTAGACAGGTACAATTCCCTGTAGTTAATCAGAGTACCGAAGTTGGGATCAATTGCGAACCAATGCACAGCAGAATAACTGCTATATCCGTAGTCGCATGACCGAAACCTGACCCAATCATGCGGTATAGTATACGGTTCAATAACATGTACAGACTGCCTAAACTCTGAGAAAGCAGCCCCGTCAGCAACTGCCCAATCTCCCTCAAGAAGTTGCCTTCTCTGCATTTCTGGGAGTGATAATAAGTTGGCTTCATACTGACCGCCCTCCATCAGATAAGGATTGTCTACAAGTGATGCAGGAATGAACCGCCTGAAGAATAAAGGCTCTCCAGCCTTCTCATGGCTGGGAGGATATACAAGGTCTTCGCCGCTTTCGATGTCTGTAGCCACAAACTTTTTATTGGCGGGGGCTGGGTCAATGAACATCCTCTTAACCCATCCATGCCCTGCACCGCCGGGGTTTGTAGTAGCCCTCATGAATATAGGAAGGCTAGGGTCAGTGGTCCGAAGACGTGATCTCATATAGTTCCAAGCAAAGGGTGTGGGGTGTTGCGTAAGCTCGTCAAAGGCTATGTAAGAGAAAGCCTGACCTTGATACCTCAGAACGTCTTGGTCGCGTTCTAAGTACGTCAGCCACAGCTTGGCTCCGCTAGGGAAAGTCCATTGTGATTTCTTCTCGCCCCACTTTGCGCCCTTAAATGCTTTAGGGTATAGTTCTTGTGATTTCCAAATCAGTTCACGTAGTTCATCGTTAGTGCGTCTGAGGATAAGCCCGTTGAAATTAGAATTGCTGAAGTACCGCATCGGGTCAGCAAGTAGCCCGAAGGATTTACCACCACCTGCAGCCCCGCCATAAAGTACTTCTCTTTCGGACGCTGCGAGGAACTCTGTCTGTGGGCCTTTGTTTGGGGCGAAGACTACCTCAGACTTCTGCTTCTCAGTTTCAATAACCGTGAAGTCTAGGTTAGAGGTAGAAGTCTCCTCTTTAGGACTAAGCTCGTCTAGTTTCTTCTTGGCTATGGTCAACCGCCGCTTGGCGTCAGTCTGTCTGCGTTTGGCTGCACTGACCTTTTTTTCTTCAGGTGTCTTGGGCTTACGTTTCCGATTAGCCTTAGATAAGTCTTTTATCCTCTTAGAGGGCTTCTCACTTCCTCTACCTCGTTTAGACTTCCATATATTTAGGATACCTTGGTGGCTTATCCTATCTCCGGTTTTATTAGTTAACCAATCGGCTACCCTGCGCGAAGAGTTACCTTCATCAAGATAGTCTAAAGCCTCTTCAACAAAAGTAGCCTTAACTTGATCCACTACTAACATTAAAGGATCGTCATCTGATTGCCTGTAAGCATATGGCGGCTTGGCAGTCGCGTTAGGGCGGTACTTGTTAGGCCACTTACTCAATCTTCAGATTTTGGTGGGAGAATAAACATCGCACCGCCTGTGTTATTGACTTCAACTTGTTCCTTCTTCACCAGCCCAGTACGGTCTAGTATCTGGGCAGAGGCTGCAATGGAGTTACGTGCGCCCATAGCTGCAGGGTCATCAAGGACATCCCTCATAGCAAATGCTGCTTTAGGGGCTTGCATAGCCATCATGAGGCTGGCCTGTTCGTTGATCTCTTTAGCCAAGGGGCCAACTACAGCGGAGGCATTAGACGTTGCGGAGTATCCCGCTGCAGTCATAGCCTTTCGAATATTACCCTTACACTCCTCAGACATGAGGGCAGCTAGAAACGTTTGTTGTTTTTCAGTATATTCTTTTTTCTTTTCTTCCATCTGCCTACCTCATATATACGAAACACAAGCCAACAGCGGCAGTTAAAACCATCCAGAAAATTCTTTCGGCAAAGGCTATCTTCTGCCCTCTCTGAATGGCCTGTTTCTCTAGCTCATCCATACGGTCATCAAACTTCTTAAACTGACCTTCCATACTATCCATCCTCTTAAAGACCGTGATTATACGTTCCTCAATACGGGCCATGTAGACAACTGCCTCAGAAAGTTTGTCTATCTTGTCCTCCATGCGGGACAGCCTCTCGTCGGTCACTTTTTCTTCTTCTTTTTCTTAGGCCATCCAGCTTGCATGTCCTTGTAAGCCTTTGCAGAAACAGTGGAATCTTTTTTAGACCGTGACTTTCCAGCCGCTTTTCGGGCGTTCATATTCTTTACCAAGGACATGGCGACTACTTCTTCTTTTTGACAGCCATGCCGCCTTTGCTGTATCCAGCCTTTTTATTCATAGGCTTGCCAGTTTTCTTGGCTTCCTTAGAAGCTGCAGCCATACCTTTTTTATCGTAACCAAATTTCTTACCACCAACATTCGGCATGTTATTTCCTCTTTCTCTAATAAGTCTGGATTGATTTCTTATTTCGGATTGTTGCTGCTCTAAGATTAAGAACTGCTTGTCGATTTCTGATAGTTGAGGGAATTGAACTACAGTCACCATTTCTTGCAGGACCAATAACCTGCAGTTAACTTTGACTTCTTCTCATCGCATTTATGCCTAGCGCGGAAGGACTTACGGGCCTTTGGATTATCCTTGCGGATTTCCATGGAAGGATCTCCAAAGGGCACGTACTTCACGTTGTCACCCTCAACCGCCAACACTTCAAACTTCTTAGGCCCACCGCGACGAGGCTTGTTAACCGCCGTAAAACCATGCCGCTTCTTACCGGCTGCTATCTTCTCGGCCTTAGTCTTATCCATAACTACGCCAGTATGCTTAGGGTTGATATTTCAGGTAGCTTTTGAAGGACACGGCCTGACCTGTCGTATAAAAACTCCAAGGACATAGGGTGCGTGACCGGAGGTATGCTGGTAGGAGATACCGCTGGTATATTAGCTGGGTGAATGTCTCTGACCGCTGGAGTGCGGTACACTGAAGACAAACCCACAAAGTTAAAATCCATCGCTAATCCCCTTCATGATATCCTTCAGAGTGACCCTGCCCTTAGAATTAGGCGCATAACGACATTGAAACTGGCGGGGGCATTCGGTGAACGACCTTTGAGCGTAGTGATATGCTATGGTTCCGTTCACCCCAGAGTAGATACACACTTTACCGTCTCTACCCTCGGTACGCTTCCATAAATGGCATGTTACGTACTCAGGGTTAACCAAAGAGCCTATTAGAATTAGCGGGATAACTACGTTCATAAGGCTAACATCAGAAGGTATACCCCACCGCCTAAAACCCCAAAAATTCCTGTAGATAAGCCAAGGATAACAGCGTTGTTCATCATCTCGCGTTTGGCTTCCATCGCTCGGTAGACTGTCCTCTCGCGATCTTCTCTAATTTGTTTTCTAAGGTCGGTCATCTCCTTATACGTGTTAGGCCCGTACCGGAAGTTGAGTAGGAATTTTATCTCTTTTTCCTTCTCAAGCAGGGCTTTCTTGCGTACTATGAGGTCTAGTGCTTCCCTCTCTAAACTGTCTGAACCTTGAGACATCTTCTCAAAGGTTTTGGGGTTCTTGCGTTGGCTCTCAGCCTTAGTTACGTCTGCACAGGCTTCATACCACTTACCGATCTGCGAACTTACGTCATGTAATTCTCGTCCAGCACTAATTAATTTTTTAGTGACGGAAAAGGCCGCTTGGGCTGCAGCAAAAGCACTTATAGGGTCAATCACTTACAGCCCTCCGAG